TCATTATCTGATTTTACTTCCACCTTTGATAGTTTCAGAGAAAACTTAGAAAAGGTAGAGAACGTATCTATTGAAGTAGATACTATCAAAGATGAGATAAAAAGTTTACTCAAGCAAGAAGATTTAGATAGTGCCATGATGGCACAACTTCTTTTTGTAGAAGAATCAATATCAAAGATTGAATCTAAAATCTCTTCTATCAACGGAGAAACAGTTGACCAGATTAAAGAAGATTTTAAAGGTCTGTCAACTTCCGTCGAAGGATTTCTGAGCATTGATGTACCAAAGTACAAGAAATTAATCTCAGAGTCTGAGATTAGAGTTGACGATAGATTTGGACAGTTTAAGAATAAGGTAGAAGAAAATTTAGTTACTATTAGAGCAGATGTAAACAAAGAAGTTACAACTGCTTTATCTGAGGTTGAAAAACTCAACACTAATGTTATTTCTGAAGTCAAAGGAGATTTTAGAAAAAATACTAAGGAAGTAAAGAATTTAGTAGAAAAAGAACTTCCAAAGTACAGAAAGTTTTTTACTGAAACGGAATTAAAAACTGAAGAGACTATCAAGAATGCGATAGACTCTTACAAAGAAACCATTGAAAATCTCAACGCAAAAGTAAAGGTATTTACAGAAACTGAAATACCCAAGTACAATAATCTTTTAATTGAAACTAAACTCAAGTCTGAGCAAGAAGTAAAAGATCTGGAAGAAGAAGTTCTCGCAAAGGTAAACTCTTTATCGGAAAAAGTCGATTTTATTTCTGGAGATGTAACTGAAAAAACTGCTGAGAAGATAGGAGAATTACAGACAGTAATTGATGAATATAAAGAAGAGATTGATTCAATTTCTAAGACATATCAGAATCTTTATAAGGATTTTAAGAAAAGAGAAATCAGTGAAAATGAAAAATTAGAAAATTATTCCAAAGATATTGAAAAATATTATAAAAGATTTAATTTCTTGGAAGAGACTGTTCATGAAGATCTTAGAGAAATTCAAAGTGTTTTAATTAATTCTAATGAAACATATCATGCTAGTCTTAAAACAGAGGTAGGTAAATTTAGAAACAACATCTCTGAGCAGATGAAAGGTCTTGAGATGGACCTTACCATTAATGAGACACATATCAAAAAGCAGAATGAACATATTGAGAACATTCAGGAAGAAATTAAAGAGGTTCTTGAAAGACTTCAGTTAGATAAGTTAGAGGAAAAAAATAAAGAGTTAGTCGAAAAAATTAATTATCTCGAAGAGACTATCGCAGAGATAAACGAACAGAAACTCTTAACTGAGGATAATCCAACTTTACCTGGAGATCCATCAACAAATAATTCCTCTGATCCATTAACTCCTCTGGATCAGAAATTTATAACTCTAGAACAGTTTCAAAATCATTACAGAACATTCATCAATAGAATCCAACAGCAAATTGCTACCATTGGTGGAGGCGGTGCTGGGGTCATGCATGACCTTGATGATGTCACCTTTGATCGAACGACTGGTCAGGGACAACTTCTCATTTATAATGGTGCTAAATGGGTTGGTATTGCTAGCACAGCAGTCGGTGGTGGAGATGTAGATGAATTAGCAGAAAACTGTACAGGAGTTAATTTAACTCTTACTGGTAATTTAAGTGTTACTGGGGACATCACATATGATGAAGCAAATGCTAGAAACTGGAATGTAGCTGGTATTGCAACAGTTGGAACTGCATTCTATATGCCTCAATATACAACAACAGATAGAGATGCTGCCACTTTCAATGAAGGAGCAATGATATACAATCTAACTACTAAGAAAATGGAGTTTTATGACGGCACTTCTTGGACATCACTCCCAGGTATGTCTCTTGGACTTACTGTGGCACTTGACGGTTGATAAATAATAAAGAATATCCACTTAGTTGAATGTCTAAGAGCGGCAAATGTAAAGCAGGATATTATTACTGCTACACCGATAAAGTATGCAAACCCATTTCTAAGGGGATGAGGGTGACTGCAAGATTTTCTGGTAGTGGAAAAGAACCAGAGGAAGTTGGTATTGACAAACCTCTTAATGGCAATGGTAATGGAAACGGTGGCAATGGAAATGGCGGTAATGGCGGAGGGATGAGTGAGTCGAAAAGTGGTGATAGTTCTCTGCGTGACTGGTTTGGCAAGAGTAAGTCTTCTGATGGCAAGCCTGGTTGGGTTCAACTCGGTGGCAAATATGCAGGAAAACCATGTGCCAGACAACCAGGACAAACAACAAAACCAAAGTGCGGTTCTAGCAAAATGAAGCGCAATCTCTCCAAGGATGAAGAGGAGAGAGCATTCCGTCGCAAGAATCGTAAAGATCCAAATCCAGATAGAAAAGGGAAGGCAATTAACGTGAAGACCGAAGAAACTATCCTGGAAAAGGAAATGCGTGATAAAAAAGGCAATGATAAGTTTGATCGTTATAAGCGCATGGTTCGCCATAAGCAAGATAAGTATGGAGTCTCCACACTTAAACAGCGTGTCATGCATGGCGGCGTAGATCACAACATCGACAATGAAAGAAAGGCAAAAGGTATGAAAGAAGAATTTACAACCTTACCTCTCCATGTTGAGGTTCCAACCAACATCAAAGAATTCAATCTTGGATTGATGTTCCGCGAAAGTTTAGATAAGAACAGCGGAATGCTTTTTGTATTTGAGGAAGTTGCTCAGCAATCTTTCCATATGAGAGATACCATGATTCCTCTTGACATTGCTTTCATCAGAGCAGATGGTATAATCGAAAGCATTAAACAGTTAGAACCAAACGATGAAACTTCAGTTGCATCCGATGGAGAAATCCTGTGTGCAATAGAAGTAAATCGTGGATGGTTTGCTGAGAATAATGTAGAAGTGGGCGATGAGATTGACATCGACCTTGAAGAAGGTAAAGGAGAAAAAGATGCTTGCTACCATAAGGTCAAGTCTCGTTACTCTGTATGGCCTTCTGCATATGCATCTGGAGCACTGGTCAAGTGCCGTAAGGTAGGTGCTAAGAACTGGGGTAATAAGACCAAGAAAGAAGAGTTCTCAAATTGGAGAACTGAATACAAACCAACAGAGTATGAGTTTACTGACCTCATCACACCTGATGCACTTCAACCAACCGAAGGTCTTGGTTCTAAGTTACTTGGTGAAGCAGGTAAGAAGTGCTGGAAGGGATACAAGAAAGCAGGAACTCAGAAACTGTTTGGCAAGACTTACAACCGTTGCGTAAAAGCAGGTGATGAAGTCATTCATGATGGTGAGCAGATTGATGAGAAGAAAGGATGCAATCATACTCATCAAGGAACTGAATGTCCTGTACATGGAATGACCGATTGTGCTCAACCTAAGTTCAAAGGTGGTAATGGTGGCAAGATTGGTCCAGACAAGAACTATGTAAAACCAATGGGCGAAGCAGTTCAGGTTCCTAGAAAGACTGGACAAATCGTAAGAGTATTTCTTACCTTCAGAGGTAAGATGTATGTCATTCAAATGTTCTTCCCATCCGTCAAGGTTCCTGGAAGAAATGAAGTACAAGCACAGATTGAAAAAGTCTATCCTGGTGGAAAAGTAAGGAATTATGAAGTTTCCGACTATGAACCAGGACAACCTCTCCTACATACGGAAGACTGGCAAAAAAAGTCAGGTAAGAATCCAGAAGGAGGTTTGAATGAAAAAGGTAGGAAGTCGTATGAGCGTGAAAACCCAGGAAGCGATCTTAAGAGACCTTCAAAGAAAGTTGGGAACCCTCGTAGAAAGAGCTTTTGTGCGAGAATGAAAGGAATGAAGAAGAAGTTGACTTCCTCCAAAACTGCAAACGATCCTGATAGCAGAATCAATAAATCACTAAGAGCCTGGAACTGCTGATAATTTATGTCTGATAATGTATACCTTGGCAATCCTAATCTAAAAAAAGCGAATACTGCCATTGAGTTTACTCAAGAACAAATTCTTG